CGACTGTGCCAGTAGCGATGAACGTAATATTCGTCCAGTTTATTACTGACGAGGCATTATTAATTTCAACCTTATTGAAAGAGGCATAGGTCTTAGCGGTATCATCAATGATGATTGTTTCATTGGAATCAGTGAACGTAACTGATGTTCCTGAAAGCCCCATCGACATAAGCCCTTTCCAAAGATATGTCCCGCCCTGGCTTTGGAATAAACCTAGTCTATGGCGACCTGAGTCAATAGAAGTAGATGATGTTCCTGGTGGTGTGCCGCCAGCATTATAGTCGTTGTACTCAGCTAACTCAGAAAACGACCCTCCAGTGCCAGTCACGCTTATCTCTCCACGCCCAGCCCTGATAGCATCCATTGCAGAAGGCGTACCCTTGGCAATCTCAGCAAGGGTATAAGGTATCGAGCCAAACCACCTGTATGTTCCACCGTTTCCTGCATTTACCGTATAGTCAGCAGCAAGTGTCGGATCAATAGCGATATTAAGCCAGCCTCCATACGGATTACGCCCAGAATCACTACCGCCGATATCGTAAGCATTTAAATCTGTAAGATCAGCGCCAATACCGAAGCGCCAGCCGCCGTTTGCAGTTGTCTCCAGGTTTACGCCAACAGCGTAGAAGCACCATGCGATGACCACTTCATCAGTAGCAAATGTATATCCAGATCCATAATCAAAAGCTATTGATATTACAAGCCCGTCAGCTTTACCTGTTGTCTGTGAACGGCAATCAGTACCCTGAATAAAGTTCTCACCATCAGCAGCAGGGCTACCGGCAGCAGCGTAAGCTACGAACTCGCCCCATGTACCACCCTCGGCAGTTGTCAGTGTTGTCAGGTCTGTACTATAAGTTGCCACTCATTGCCTCTTTGTACTCTTTCATAATTGATCCAATTTCATGTTTATCTGCCAACATTACATACGGGTGCTTTTCATCGACAGAAAGCATTATTACCGAGTACCCTTGTTTATTGAATGCCATAGCCTGTCCTTTAGCTATATCAGTTATTTTGGCTCCATGTATTAAAGCCCCGCTAAAGATATTTTCAGTATGCTTAATAAATATAACGCCGCATTTATCCGGCCTTAATTCTTTTGGTAAATTCTTACCTTGCAAATATGCACAAATAAAATCTGTGCAAGTTTGAGGTTTATCGTCATAAATAGAACACCCACCACCATCACAATGAGGGCAGTGAGTGTTCACCGGTTTCCCTATAGGAGCTATAGGGAATAATGTGCAGCAAGCGGTACAATCGCCGCACTCGTTCATCTTAGTAGTCGTCAGTCCGAACCGCCGCTACGGTCTGAGGAGTTGCCAGGAACTGTGCCGAATCAGACTCGAATGTCTTGATTGGCGTTCCGCCTCCATCTCGTACCCGCACAAACAGATCTCGATCAGACACATACTCTGCTGTAAACGACTCTGTAGCCGCATCTGCAAGAACGTCAATATAGGCAAGCCATACGTTAGCGCCAGCCCCGGCTGTAGCATTGTCACCGGAATAACTGCTAGACAGGATGACAAATGTAGATCCTGACCAACTCTCGTAATCCTGATAACGATAAATACCACTATCCATTAAGACGCGAAGTGCTGGGTTATCAGCTGCTTTACCTGTTGATGGAGTGTCATCTGCAATCGCTGATTCCAGTGGAGTGCCTGCTGGAGTCGTATTAATAACAACAGCCGTTTCGCCAGCACCAGAGAGAGTAGTGTTCAGTTCCCACTGATTACGACCAAGAGCTGAGCCGTCACGAGGACCAACCAATACCCGATCTTCGCCAGATACCAGGCCGGATACTGTAAAGGTCTGGTTGTTGGGTGGCTGACGGTTATTGTTTCCATCCAGGGATGTAAACAGGTCAGATGAGCCAACGTCATTGGTATCGTAACCAATACCATAAGCACCAATCAGGTTAGAACCGGTTGAAGTACCGATAAACTCAGGGTTCAGGGTACGGGTAGTGATAGTCGCTGTTGCATCGCAATAGTTTGTCAATGGAGTTACTTGAGAGTAGATCTTGGAGTTTTCTACTGGGTTTGCCCCAGAGATTACCTGTAGATATATCTCACCATCAACGCCATTGTCATCTTTTGCAAGAACAAGACCTTCACCGCCAGATTTATCATCATGCGTAAACGTACTTACTGCTGCTGTGGCGCCAGAACTAAGGCCGGTAATTGTGTCACTCGCAGTAACTGCACTCAGGGTATCAAGTGAAACCACCAGTGTAGTTGACCCGTTATCATAAATGACTTTGCCGCCGGCCTTCAGTGTTGCGCCAGTTTCGATTGTCACATACTCGCCAGGAACAAAATTTCCACTCAAGCTGCCATAGACAATTTCAGTACCCCAGAATGCTACTTCATTTTCTAATACACCAACACCGCCTTCGCCATCGAAGCCTACGTCAATATTGATTCCTTCAAAGCGATCTCCAGGGAAGCCGTGGATTTCAGGAGAAGAATACAAATCGAAGTTCAGTGCATCAGTAGCTACACCAGTCCAACCGCCAGTATCATGTGCGCGGTTGCCGTCGTCAGCAGAAGTCGCATCACCTTCAATATGGAAGTAATCACCGGCAGTACCTTCATCATTACGAACAACAATGAAGTATTCCTGGTCAGCTACCATAGTCATGCCACTTAACTGATCTGCTCCGGTATCGGGATTCAATCGGTTGAACTGGAACAAGACATCCTCATAGGAGGTTGTGATATGAGTAGCTAGGATTGCTTCAGATCTGGCTAATACAGCGCCTGTTGGAGCGGCAGTGCCTACATCGTCAGAATCATATAGCTCAGCATATAGAGTGCCTGTAGGAGTACCTAAGCCTTCTTTAATACGGAAACGACACCCGGTAAGGATTTCCCCAGCAGAGGTTGCAGAGAATTCAGTACCCTGGCCAGTAATGGTCGCATTATCAATAATGTTGTCATCACCGGTTTCTACATTGGTATCAGCAGTATGAGAACGCTGGCCAATCCACTTACTGCGCTCGTAAGAGTCATTGATGGTCTGAGTGCCTTTATCCCACTGGGTATAGTATTCCTGCCCGGCCGCACCAGATCCGTCGATATTGATTTCCTGAAATCCTTCAGTAGTCACGATTGATGTATAGCCAGCAAGAGTGACGTCAGTCTTTTTGTTGAAGATGTCAGCGCCATTACCGATCGCCGCTACCGCACTACCAGTACCCAGAGTTACAGGGAATCGACGCCATTGGTCGTTAAGCTCACGAGTCATTACAGTAATTCGCCTGCCGTCAATATCAGCTCCGCCGGAACGCGACTTAACTAGATGGCGAGAAAATACCAGTGATGGTGAGTCTTCTGCGTTAATACCAGTACCCCAGAAAGCAGCAATCTTTTTGCCATCTTGAAGGATCTGATACTCAGTACCAGCTTCTGCTGGTCCGATTATCCCTAAACCTGAATATAGATCGTTAGCGGAATTCTGGCTAACTGATCCGTCATACAGATGTAAGGCGAACGTATCATCAATATTGAATGGCGAATTAAGCGCTACGATCTGGTCTGTTGATCGGTCGAATGAAGTATCGACCGTGATGTCCAACAGGTCGTCGCCAACCGCTTGTTCGTCATCTTGTTTGGTCATCAGCCACTGGATAAACTCCAGAACTGAATGACGATTTGTTGTTGCTGCTCCGGTCCAGCGAATATCACCACTGGCATTAATCGAAACATCTGCATCTGCTATAGCTGCCATGATGGCCTCCTAAGTGTAAATTAAACCGAGTCTGTTATCCCAAACCTTGTCAGTAGTAGAATTACCATTCGCCCATTTTTCTTTTAGGTCGTCATCGGGCTTTAGAATGGTTCTTTTTAATTTCCATGCTGGATCAGAATCTATTGTGCCGGGATCTGCTTTGGCTGAATAAATTACTGTATCGTCGTAGATTATTCCAATCCATGACGCTGTTCCATCGGTTATGATTTCTCCCGATGCGGTTGGGGTCGGCTCTGTTACACCAGTGGTTCCACCGGATGAGCAGTATAAAAATATTGTAGCTGTTCCTGGCAATTCAACAACATCACCATATACCTGAACTGTAGTCCCAGACCAGGAGGCAAGTCCAGAGTTATCGTACAGGCTTGGCAAGCTGTCTGATCTTCTCGCGTAATCCACTTCATCCTCCGATAGCCCAGGTGCGCCTGGTGGTCCTTGTACGCCAAGAGTTATTACTTCAACTCTCGTTACCGTGGTCGTTATTATCTCTGGCATTAAAACCTCTCCACAGTAACACTCTCACCAATATCTCTAATATAGATATTGGCCGGAATGACCTCAATTATACTGGTTTTGTTGATGTAGTCACTTATCACTATTCTTTTGTGAACAGTAGTCGCTCCAAGCGTTTTTTCAATATCCATAAGGTAAACGCCTTCATCAGCAATTCGTACCTTAATGTACCCGGCATCCCATGAAACCATGTCGATAAGCTCTTCTATGGGAGGTAATAACTGCCCGTAGTGCAGAGCTGCCGATTGGCCTGTCAGATAGAATAGCCCGGCTTCAACCGATTCTTTTAATGGTATGGATAATTCAACGTCTTTACCGTCAAGTAAATACGATCCAGACCCTGCTATCTCGGTCGCGTATCTCGGTAAATCAGCGCTATTGCCGCTCAGCAAATAAGCGCCGGTTTCCGCAGGAACAAGTGACGCAGATGTAATGCCGGCATCCTGTCCATCAAGATTGTAGTCTCCGAAGACAGCAATCTCTTTATATGATCTCGCGATAGTGACTTCCTGGCCGCTTAACAAATAAGCTCCAGAAAGCGCTGATTCGGATCTCAGGGTAAATAAGTCGGTATCTTGGCCGGCGAGAGTAAATGCCCCGGAGCCAGCTACAAGGTCAACATAAGTTATTGAGAGCTGGGAATCCTGTCCTTGAAGTGAATATGCTCCAGTCCCGGCCGCTTCACTCCTTGCTGGGGTTAGTGTCGTGTCTTGGCCGGCAAGCAGATATGCCCCGTCAACACATAACATCGCCCGCGTTCTATCAAGAGCCGCGTCTTGGCCGGCCAGGGTATAGGAACCAGTGTCGGTTGAAATATTGGTTTGTGCAGCTGGTGTCGCATCCTGGCCGGCCAGGGCATAAGATCCTGGCAATATTGGCTCGGAACTGTCACGGGAGATTGCTACATCTTGCCCAGCAAGGTTAAATCCACCTGACGCCGCCGGGATTTCAAATGCTGTCTTTTCTAGCAGGGTGGCTGGCTGCCCTTCAAGAACATAGGTTCCGGTATATGCCGCAAGCGCCAGCGTTCTATCCAGAACTGTATCTTGGCCAGCCAGGGCGTATGCCCCAGGTCCAGCCTGCTCTCCAGCATCAAGGCGTAAACTTACATCCTGTCCCGATAATGAATAAGCGCCTGCATCGACGGGCATTACACTGTCTTTAACGAAGGTTACATCTTGGCCAGTTAAATTGAATGATCCAGATACTGCCGGCAGATCATCAATGCTTTTTGCAAGATCGGCTTCCTGACCAGATAACGTATAGGCTCCACTGTCTACAGCTTCTGACCTATCCGCCGTCAGGCCAGCATCTTGCCCGGCGAGAGCAAATGAACCGAAGTTCGCCAGCAGATCCAATATTGAAGCGGCAATGACCGCATCCTGCCCGGCGAGAACATAAGCCCCAGAGTCAACCTGTTCTGTTCTATCTACAGTGAGAGCAGTATTCTGGCCAGCCAATACATAAGCGCCAGACTCTGCCGGTAAGTCGTCATTGGTTGCATCAAGGGTCGCATCTTGACCCTGAAGTACAAACGCCCCGGTTCCAGCCGCCTCAGATCTTCCGGCATCGAGTGACGCTGATTGTCCAGAAAGCGTATATGCCCCTGCGCCAGCAGATTCATTACGATCTGCCGCAAGTGTTGATGCCTGGCCGGCAAGTGAATATGAGCCTGAACTTGCTATTAAATCGGCATTGGTTGCATCCAGGTCGGCATCTTGGCCGGCCAGGGTGTAGGTTCCAGTCCCTGCTGACTCCTTGCGCTCAGCGCTAAGCTCCGCGTCTTGGCCGGCAATGGAATATGATCCAGAATCAAAAATCTCTTTATGGTCGTAATACAGCGCCGCGTCTTGGCCAGCTAAAGAATAACTTCCCGTCGCTGCTGGGAGATCTGTAATGCCAGCCCGTAATACTGAATCCTGCCCTGATAAAGTAAATGATCCAGAGTCGGCGGCAAGCGCAGCATTTGTTGCTTCGAGTGTTATGTCTTGGCCGGCCAGGGTGTAAATGCCGGCGATGGCAGCTTCGCTTCTATCTGAAGTAAAGATGACATCCTGGCCAGTTATTGAATAATTCCCAGTGTCTGCTGTCTCGTTTCGGTCTGATGCAGGTACAGTGTCTTGGCCAGCCAGGGAATAGCTGCCAGCTACAGCCTGTAGGTCTGGAACGAAAGTTCGCAAAAATACAGACTGCCCGGTTAATGCGTAAGATCCGGAAGCAGCCGGCAGATCAGCATTTGTTGCTTCGAGTGCTGCATCCTGCCCGGTTAAGGCATAAGCCCCAGCACCCGCTGGCTCGTCACGAGTTGCTGCGAGCGCAATATCTTGGCCGGAGAGTGAGTATGATCCACTTGCTACCTGCTCAGCATGACCGAAAGCAAGCAATGCTGTCTGCCCGGCGAGGGCATAAGTACCGGTATTCGCTGGGAGGTCTGGGTGGCTGAACTGTAATCCGACGACCTGGCCAGTCAGGGTATAAGCCCCGAAATTTGCCAGAAGGTCTGCATAGGTAGTATTGAGTGAAGCTATCTTCCCATCGAGAACGTAAGTTCCGGCATCGACCAACTCTACCCGAGTGGTGATCAACTCAGCTGTTTGGCCTGACAGAGAATAAGTACCAGTCCCAGCAGGAAGATCATCAATCCCTGAGCTTAATATTGCATCCTGGCCAGCCAGTGTATAGGCTCCGGAATTGGCCGGTAAATCAAGGCGTGTTGCGTAAAGAACAGCAACTTGTCCGGCGAGACTATAGCTTCCGGATATAGCATTGAGATTGTATGTATATACATGGGTAGTATCTTGGCCAGCCAGGGTGTAGGCGCCAGCTCCAGCAGGAAGTCCAAAAGCTTGATCAAGGGTAGCAACTTGCCCAGAGAGGGCATAGGTTCCATTTACTGCCGGCAATCCGTACTCTACAAAAAGAGTCGTCGCCTGTCCTGATAGAGAGAAAGATCCGGAATTGGCGGCGAGATCAACATATCCAGCTTGTAGTGTTACGTCCTGACCGGATAGCGAGTATGAACCCGCGTTCGCTGGGAGGTCCAGATAAGTCGCCGCAAGCACCACATCCTGACCTGACAGCGCAAAGCTGCCATTCCCGGCGCCTAGATTGTAGGTATAAACATGAGTCGTATCCTGGCCTGAAAGGGTATATGTTCCAGTCGCACTTAAAATGCCAAACTCAGTTGATAGTGTAGCGGCCTGGCCAGCCAGAATATAAGTTCCACTTATAGCATCAAGCCCAAACCCAGGAATAAAGTCGGCATCCTGCCCGGCGAGTAAATATATCCCAGTTGCGGCAGTTTCATTTCTTTCGGCCTGGAGAGTAGTTACATCTCCGCCTAATGTGAACGCTCCACTTACCGATATTTCCGTAGAATCTTTGGTTAGAGGAGTATCACCGGCTGATAAGGTAAACACTCCATTGGTGGCTACTTCAGCATAACCTACAGCCAGGGTGGCAGTCTGTCCTGATAGCGTGTATGTACCTGCGTCTGCCGGGATGGTGGTATCTGCCGCAAGCGCAGCAGATTGGCCGGCCAGCACGAACGCGCCAAGTCCAGCGATTGTCTGTGCAGTTCGTTTTAGAGTTGGCGGTTTCACAACTGCAAGCAGATAGAAAACGCCAACCGCCGCCGATATAGCTCGACCAAGTATCAAGCCAGCAGCTTGACCGGCCAGAGATAAACTGCCTTTTACACAAGCCTCATTACTATCTTTGGTAGTTGTTACCGATTGGCCTGAAAGCGTGTACGATCCAGCATCGGCTGGCATTAAAGCCACACCAGCTACGGTCATAGTTGCATCTTGACCTGCAAGGGTGAACGCGCCCTCTTCAACAAACTCCTCATAAAAGTTTATTCGATTAAATCTTGGATCTATTGTTGTTATGTCACCTGGAGTAGATAGGTCGTAAGTAACATAATTTAGATCATCGAATAACGGAGTTTCTCCGCCAATAATTAATACAGCTCCATCCCTGAATGTAGTTATTGTCTGCTGTGCTGATGCGTCCTCTGATGTATGGTCATAGTATGAATCATACGATGCAGAAGACAGGTCGTATCCTGTTGATAACGTGTACTGGTATATTCTGCCGTCACCAACAACGTAAAGCTGTTCGCCAAAATAAGTAAACGTAATAGCCAAAGCCTCAAGATTTGCACTTGTTCTATCACCGATAGCAGTGGATAGATCAAGCTCTTGGTCAGGCTCTGAGTTGTTGCTGGTAGATAGATCCCATGCTGTAGTGAGAGCGTATTTTCTTAGTTGGTATTGCTCCCTAAGGATAAATAACGTAAGTCCATCTGGGGAGAAGTGGAAATCATCATAGGGATCAGGCGATCCAGTATAAAAAATTGATGTGCGGTCTGGATACTCACACTGGAAATCACCTTTATACCTAGTTCTAACATCGCTAAAATCATTTTTGCCAAGAAGCTCATACTGTAGTATGTCCCGCATTTTATCTACAGTGCCAACCCAGAACCTATCTACATCTGGATTTACTTTTATAGCATGACCTGGAGCATCACCTGAATGAGTGGTCTTTAAAGGAGACTCAACAAATGAATCTAAAATGATAGTTGTTATATCAAATCTTCTGCCTAATTTATAAGTTCCATAAGTAATACCAAGGCCATCTATTGATACTATTAAACGATTCCCTCTAGGAGAGAAGGCGGCAGCAGTATAGTCCTCTTCTTTTATTTCAAATACTACGTTTGCTGTTAATTCACCTGGAGTGAATATAACGTCCTGACCAGCAAGATCACATGACCCAGACTCAGCAGTCATCCCAAGCAGGTCTTGAAGAACCCACAATGTCTGCGTGAACGCACCAGACTCTGCGTTCATTCTTGGATCTGACAGTTTAATCGTTATGTCTTGACCGGATTCTATGAATGATCCAGAGTCACACGATATTGCGAACGAGCAGCCACCATCCAGCTTATAAGGAGGGCTTACCTCATAGGTTAAGAATTTATTATTTGCTACATCATAAGAGTAAAGCCTTCTGCCGCTATCTCCCCACGATATATTTAATCGCTCGCTTGGAAATAAATAATTCAAGCTGGCATAAGATCCAGATGTTATGTCCCATGCTGTAGTCAGGTTATACTGATATACCCTGTCTGTTACCGCACAAAGGACATAAAATTTCTTGCCTTTGCCGTCTATTGATAAAGCTGCTGGTTCAGTAACTTCTGAGCTAATGTCAAGGTAATCAAGAAATGAATTCCATGCTAGAGAGTCTACATCCCAACTTGGAGACATTTCGCCTTGATAAACTCTTAGCGTTCCATGATCTGCTGGCGCATCCAAAGCACCAGCTCCAGCCATGTATATTCTATGACCTCTAAGAGAATACTCAGCGTCACAAATATATTGCTGATCAGTGCTGCCTATTGATGGATTATAAGAAGCAAGATATTCAGAAAAGTCACCCTCATACGGAGTAAGTTTTTCGTTTAATGTGTTTAGACTAAATCTTGTGTTTAATTGTAGTCCAACTAAGCCAGATAAAGGTGTAGCGGAATTTTGCTCATAACTAACGAGCAACAAAGTACCTTTCTTGTCGAATCTAAATGATATTAAGTTACCAATAGAGGGAACATGGCGGCCAGGGTTTATCCTTACGCCATTGTAAACAGCAGTAGAAATATCCCATCGAGTAGATAGATCAAGTTCCCATATATAACCAGATGGGTAATCTCCCAGAATAAACATCTTCCAGCCACTATCACCCATTCTTAAACATCTATGCGGGTGAATAGTTGCTCTGCCATGATCCCAGGCAACAGGTATCAGTGTGCTTGTATCAAATTCCTCGCCAGCAAGTAATACAGGCTCGCTTCGGCAGATGAATACATCTATAGATCCACCGGATAATGAGAAAGATCCAGACCCAGCAGGGCGTAATGGGAATGTGTTCTCAAGTGTTACTGCTTGGCCAGCTAAAGAGTATGATCCGACCAGTGCATCAAGAGTATTGTTTAGCGGCCTGACAATAGCTTCCTGGCCGGCCAGTACGAAAACGCCTAAAGACCCAGCTAACCCGAACGTCCGATCAAGCGTCGCAACCTTACCGGAATGAGTAAATGATCCAGAGCCACCAGTCTCGCTGTAGTGATTGATAACTGTTTCATCGAAACCAATATAGAATCCAGCGCACTCATCTGTGCTGCCCATTCCATGAGTCATTGCTGGGATAGATGTGTCTGTTGCGCTCTTTGTGCCAATAACCAATGAGGCGTCGCCAGCGCCACTGCTGGTAAATAAATTCTCTTCAAGGGTTAAATTTGAATCAAGGCTGTTTGTTGGGTTGTACTGGTCAGAAACAAATCCGCCAATAACGTAATCAACGACTGTTGAGTCAGCATCAGTGCCTGGAGTTGCTACTTTTCCGTTATCTTTTATCGCACTTGGAAATGTGCCGAACCGATCTACATTGGTAAGCTCATAAATTACACAATGAGTATCCTCTCCATCGAGATCCCAGGTGAACGAGTTAGCGAGCGGGAGATCAAAGCCATTCTTTGTGTTGTAACTAATTGTTCTGGTATTGGTAGCTGTACCAACAAAAATACGATAACCGGAGACGTATGGACCAGCAGACTGAACATCATGAGTGCCAGATGTTTGAGTTACTCCAGCAGTTATTGTTGATGTTACATCCCAGGCTGTAGCAAGAGTATATTGCTCAGTATCGTCTCCATTTACATGAGCGTGGAACGTCAATCCATCAGTGTCAAATACAGTGCCTAACCATGAGCCACTAGCTGTAATAGCAGATGAAAGCCCATTGTCAGTTACAGTTCCAGTTAGATCCCACGCTGTAGTAAGCGTGTACTGCCTGAATACAGTTCCAAAGCCATCCCACACATATAGCTTTGTTCCATCATCGCTAAAAGTGAATTCCTCTTTCCCAGCTTCTGTGGTGTAACTTCCGTCATAGGATATTGTTGAGAAGTCCCATGCGGTAGCTAACGTGTACTGCCAGCGCTTATCTCTATCGTTGTTATGCCCAGAACGATATAACTTTGTTCCATCTGCTTTGAAATAAACTCGCCCCAGGTCTGCTGGATAGTCAGGATCTCCTATGCAATGTATGCCATCTACAACATCTACGAAACTAGAAATATCACCAGCAGTTGTGAGCTGAACTGTAGATATGCCGGTTAAGGTAGCTACATATAAGAATCCATTTGCGTCAGGCGGAAGATGAGCGCCGACCTTTACTTGCCCAAGAGATCCAGATGGATCAAATCCATTTGCTACTGAATCTGATGTTATGTCGTAAGCAGAGCTTAGATCATAAACAACAGTATTCCATACCGATGCAGAACTATGTCTTCCAAGCAAAACCTGAGTTCCATCATCGTTAAATATGATGTTTGAAACATTGTATGGAGTTGTGTAGCCGGTATGAGTAGTTGTGAGGCTTGCTGATGAGAGATCCCAGCCAGTCGAAAGCGCGTATTCCTTTATCGCGTCATCACTAACTCCGCCACCAAGATAGAGAATTGTTCCATCGTCATTAAACGCTGGATTCTCCATACCAGCAGAAAAACCAGTTGAAATGCTCTGATTGGTATAGGTAACTGTTGATGTTATATCGTATGCGCTAGATAACGTGTACTCATACAGAAAACCATCTGTTGTGGCTATGTAGCATCTTGTTCCGTCGTCATTAAAGAGGAACCCATTTCCTGCTGTTGTCTGACTGGAGAAGCTGTAAGTGTTGGCTGTTGTTGAAGCGCTACTTAATAGCCAGCCTGTAGATAATGTCAGTTCATCGAGGGTGTTATTGGTGGTATCAAGAATGATGAGCTTTGTTCCGTCACCATTGAAACCAAAGCCATTATGAGCAGACGTAAGCAGCGTACATTCAACGCCTGTGTAATAACATGGTACTGAAAAATCATAAGCGCCATTAAGGCTTAATTGATAGAACCCATTTGAGCTGGCGCTTTTGCAGTAAATGCTATTACCGCTATCGCCAACAACAATAAATCCCTGGAATCCCTCAAAATAAACCGGGGTCTTTTCTACCTCTTGGATGAAATGGCCGTCATCCTGGGTGTTCGTATAGATGTTGCAATAGGCATTGCTAGTGATGGCTGAACCAACTTCATCGGTCCATCCAGAGGGGGGATTGGTTGGTTTTACGTCATCGTCTTTACCGATAACAGCAACCAATAAGCTGTTACCTGCCATGTCGTTTGTGGTAACGGTAATCGAACTACCGCCAGTGACGGAGCTTTTCCACCTATTACTTTGGATAACCGCCATAGCTTACCAGCCTGTGTAGACGACGCCCCCCGGCAAAGGGGAGCGCCTTGAGATTTAAGTCAGAGTCAGAGTACCTGATCCGGTTCCATCATCAAAGTCTACAGTGAAGGTTTCTGTATCTTGCAGCGTAATCGAGCCGCCAGCGTATTCCCACCAGCCGATAAGTGGATCTGTTTTTCCCGCTGTTCCTGAGTTATACAGAACAACATACTGGAACGGACCGATAGTGCCACCAGCAGCAGTAAAGACAGCATCAGTAGTCACCAGCTCCGCTGTACCAGCTACATCATCATCATCCCAGCCAGTGATAGTACAGTTCTCACCGCCAGCAGTGTAGCCAGTACCAGCCGAGATCTCTGAAATATTTGCCAGCAGCAAATGAGTATCAGCATTTGGAATGGTATTAGTCAGGGCAACCTTTAACTGATCGCCGGTTGTTAAGGTAAAGTCGTGAATAGCCTTACCGAGATCTACAACGAATACGTTGTACTTATTGAATGTAGCCATTTATCTATCCTCTAAGGGGTTACTGTTTGTTCTTCATATAGCAGGAAGGTTCCCCTTACTAATTTCCGAACATCTGTGTTTAGGAAATATATTTCCAGGTCATATAGAGCCACGTTCCAGGAAAACCCAGCAAGGTCTGAAGCTGATATATAAACCTCAATCACCCCAGTTTCAGTTGGAGAATAAGATACTGGCTCTAATTCTATTCCACCATTTTCGGTGGTCATCTCGTGGTAAAGCGTTCCGTTATCAGGATGCCTCAAGTGCATCGCAGCCGTACAGTTGGCTAAATTAACCGGGGTCTGGTCTGACTCTGTTGGTCCATCTGTCCAGTAAAAAGGCTGTCTGAACGTACTACCCTTATCCCACTCTATCGGGATCTCTACCGAATTTCGTGTAATCGTAGGCTCGGCCATGATTTAACCTGCGTGGATAATATCTAGCGACACATTGCCAGACGCTACATTAAGTCGAACAGCTGTCATCGGGCTTTCCAGGCGAACCTGTTTGTCGGCAGTTGCCGCAGCACCAATGTCGGTATTAGCAACCCAGTTGCCACTGGCCGGCGTCCAACCTGGAGCTTGCACATCGTCTGTAGTCATTTCAACAGCGTATGTACTTGCCGCATTAATGGTTGCTGACAGGGTTACATTAAAGCCACTCGCTCTATGATCCAGGGGGACAGGCAATGAAACTCCTGGTACTGCTTGAGTAATTCGCTTTGGTCTTGGCATAATTTAGCTCCATCCAGAACTATCAAATTCCGGGTCTACGTTTGATTCTCCAGAATAATTATAGGCTTTTGCTGGCCGCAATGTCTGGACTATTGGTGACTCTAATTGATGCGTTCTGACATCTATTGGAATTACCGGACCATAAACTTCTTCAAAAAGATTGAGATACATCGCAGCGTCTGTTGGATTGTTTATATCCTCGTCACGAAGGTTATAAACCCGGTAGAGCATCCAGTAAATAAGATCATCCTGAGACTCCTCGAATATTTCAAACGAGTTAGCCTTAGAAAGAATATTGTTTATTGGTTTACGATAAACAGCGAGCTGGATAGTTGAAGCATCGGTAACGGCATCAGCATCAGGTACTGGATAGAGATGTATGCGCCGGTCGCGAACATAATAATGAGTTGGAGTGGCATTATCCCGTTGACGCCACAAGGGGTCGTCAGGCTCCATTTCCCGCTCAGTTATCTTTTTCAGATCCAGGCCATTATGAGAAACACGGATTAATCTCGTGATTCTGGTATGGATTAAATACTCTTCAGTACCAGCAACAATGGTAATCGTCGCAACAGCAGCAGTCGTATCGTCATAAATTAACTCATGACGACGACAAGCCTGGTCCTGGGCTTCCCTGGCAAACCTGATTAACGCTTTTTCTGAAACCAATGAATCATTCTCATCAACACCAAGGGTGTCGTCAAGATAGTCTTCGCGTAATCTGGTTATCAGCTCACCAACTAACATTTTAAGTCAGAGCGGTTGTTGTGACTTTCAGCCAATCCGTACCGTCAGACCAAACCAGAGCAACTTCATCATCACCAACACCATCATCGGTAATAGTATAAATCTTACCCTGGGAGTCGGCAGCAGCTGGAAGAGACGCTGTTAGTGTTACTGTGGTTCCAACGCCACCAGCAGGAACAATATCCCCAGCAACGGAAAGGGTTCCGGAAACTGTAGCGTTCTGAACCTCTAAATCATCGTAATTTGTAGTACCCATTTTATTTCACCTTTGGTTAGAAAAATGGCAGAGCCGAAACCCTGCCATTTTTATCTACTTGGTTTCACGCAAAACTACTTACGCTGCGCCTTCTGAGCCGTAAACACCACGCCAGTCAGACCAACCGAACGAGTAACGCTCGCGAGCCTTGTAACGCATATTGCCAGTCTCAAAGTCGCCTTCAGTGCCGCGCTGGATAGCTACACGGTTGAAGTGCTTCATTGACTCTGGGCAATCGGTTTTTACGAACCAGGCATCAGGATCAGTCAGTCGGGTAACGACATCCGGATCGCTGAATACGCTTTTGGCATTAATGGCATTGATGTCATTGTTGCCAGTACCAACACGCAGTACCGAGCGCAAGATACGAACAGATTCCCATTCCAGTTCTGGAGGCAGGATAATGCCAGTAGGACGCGTGGCAATAGGTACATTGCGGTCGTCTACAGATTTCCGGATTTGGATAAGGATTTGCTCGATTGCAGTTTCAGAGAAGTCAGCAGGAGTCGCCAGCTTGTTGCTGGATGAACCGCCACCGTCTAACGGGTGATCAACTGCCAGTAACGCTTTACCGTCACCGCCCAGGTAAGAGCCTGAGAAACCATTATTGTAGACCGCTGCACCTTTGATCTCTTTGGTGTGCTGCATAGCACGAGCCAGAGCGCGACCATATTTCTGCGAAAGCTTCATGTAGAGATTATCTTCAATCGCTTCTTCAGTAATATTAAAGGCCAGTGCGATAGTTTCATGAGTGTAACGAGAAGTGTAACCTTCCTGTCCTTCGTCATAAGCAATGGTTCCGCCTTCGGCTTTCACCTGGGCAGCACCAAAACCAACCATCTGTACGTCTTCTTCGTAAGCTTTTTTGGAGCCGTCAATTTCAAAGCACGAACGCCACTCTTCGGGATGTTGTTTGTACTCCATACCGAACCATGCGTTGATGCCTTCCTGTAAGCCAGCAGGGAAATTAGCTCTATTCATAACTGCCATGATTAGTTCCCCACCGCGCTAGTTGCGCCTTTGAGTGCATGGCCAGCAAAGACCACTTCCACGTTAGCATAAGCGCCGTAAGCATTGTCAGGAGACTTCACAATCCCCATGACTTTGAACGTCGCACCAGATCCGTAGCTCGTGCCGTCAATCGACTGGCCAGACCTACCATTAACGTGACTACCTGCAACATCGTCCAGGTCGACCAGTGTTCCAACATCAGCAGCAGCGATAGTAGTCGACTGTGCTTGCATTACAACATTTGGATCATCACATATATTAGCAACAATATCTGTACCCGCAGTGCCGGTAGGCCATGAAGGTGAAAAGACTTGTTTACCTTGGGAGTTTACATACCGACAGCCAACGAACACACCAATACCATTGGTGGAAGCTGCTGCTGCGAGAGCGACATTTGTACCAGTACCTGTCATTTTGACTAGATCACCAGTGAAAATATCTTCTGCAAGACCAGACGCGATTGAATACTCTGCCAGACGGATACAACCGCCGGTAAGATGTCTGATCGGACGCAAACCAAAAGCGCCATCTAAATTCGCCATGATTTATTCCTCAAAAAATTAATATAAATTTGGGCTAATGCCCTTGCGTCAGCTGTCTAGTCATCAACAGGTAATGCCCGTGTGACTTTGACCTCAGATTTGTTTTGGGTTCCGACAGCGCCGAAACCGCCCTCCGCAGGAATATTGAATAGTGACTCATCGACTGCACGTTTCTGCGTTTGTGTGCGGTCTTGCACTTTCGCTTTGTAAGCGTTGTGAATCTCAATAGGTCTTTCCATCAGGATCATGCCTGATAAGCCTATTGCTTCGCCAATACCTTCAACGTAAATTGTTGGAGCCGATACGCCTCTTGGTATCGTATCCGGAGATCTACGCCTCCAGTGTTGATTGAATGCTTTTGAAAGGTTGGCGTGATCGTCTTCGCCATTCACTTTCGATCTTATCCATCTTTGAGCCATGCCTTCTCTGGCATCTAGCTCAGGTAATGGACCAACATTACCCACTATATTAGGCAAATCCTTGTGTATGTCAATGTTATCCCAGGTTTCTTGTTCATGGGATACGCGCTCTTGACGTTGCGATTGATCGGGAGCCGCTCTTTTTACCGCAGCCTTCTTCTTAGAAACTTTCTTTTTAGTAACAGTCATGATTACATCCCCTTGGCAGCAAGCCATTCTTTTCTGTGTTCTGGATCGTGCGGATTCATACCGTACTGTTCCATGCGGTGAAGATCTTCCTGAGACAATCTTTTTGTCCCAGCAGCAGGAGGAGATGTTTCTCTACCTGGCACATGAGCAGTGGATGTTTTCCGGTCGCCCATCTTTGGGTTCATGCGAAGATCCAGCTCTTCATACGTTGCGGGGTCTTTGACGCTGTATCCCTCGCGGGTCAACTGCTGTTCGATACGCTGCGCTCGCTGCGCTTTGTTTGCATCGAAGTCATCAGAGTCTGCATCTGCCCAACCGTTATCATCAAGCCAGCCCTGTGCTGCTCCAGCTCTATGCGATTCTTCTTCTGGCGCTGCTGCTGCCGGCTCCTGCCGAAACGGCTCTGGCTCTGACCTGGCCATTGAGACTTTGTTGTCCATTACCTGACTGTTGAGATTGGTAAACTCTTCAGTGTTACCCTCCTCCAGTGCGGTAGTGGCTCGGTCTTGCAGCTCTTTGGTTGTTATTTCAAGTCGGCCTTTTTCTTCCTTCTTGAAGTCTGCAAGCTCGGTCTGCATTTCCTCAAACCGGTTACGGTAAGCATCGCGCTCTGCTTCCATTTTTTTACGCTTCGACACTTCCTTGCCGATACGCTTGGTAACGCGCTTGCTGTATTCTTCTTTCTCCTGGCCTTCAGCTTCATCAGCTGTGGTTTCTCCAAGAGTTCCCGCCTGTAGTGCCTCTGCGGCGCCAGGCTCCAGGTCGCTGAATTGTGCATTCAGATCGCCTTCGTCATTTATCTCAGTTTGCTCATTCATTTTTGTTTCCTCAGATGTAAGCTCGAACGCGAACTGGATTAGGGACGATTGCCTTAATCTGGTCATCATTCAAAACTATCAGTTCTATTTCAGAGTTGTCTGTGGCTTTTACTTTGATCTTCTGACCCTCGTATTGCCCAAACATTACCCAGTCACCCACACTGCACCAGGGTTTCGGATCTCGCTCACCAATCGCATACCGGGCATCTGTGTAGCAAAGATCTCCCATCAGCAATACCTGGCCAACGTAAGCCAGGTGTTTGTTCGCGTCTTGAACAGAGTCAGGCATTACAATTCCGCCGGCACTCTTCTCCTCGACCTTTCTCGGCTGGACAACTATTCGCCATCCTGTAGGTACAGGAACATCGGCAATATCCAACAGCCCTGGTTCTATGCTTGTTACTGCATCATTCATCATTCATCATCCTCGCCCTCTTTAGGCGGTTGTTCCGTGTAATGATCTATCACACGAGTAAAGTTCTCGCTCGCCCGAATATAGGCTGCGACTTGCCCCACCTTAGCCAGATAATCAGCATGATCTTTACACTTGCCGCTCATCGTAAACTTGGTGATTTTATCAATCTCATCTTGCAGAGATTGCTGGTAGTCAGCTGCTACCCCGT